TGGCTTCTTTAACCCAGCAGAGGGCACAAAAGGTATATTTGGTGGAAGCATAGGTCCAGCTTTAAGAAGAGGTATAGGTGGATTGTTTGGTGGTGGTGGACAGGGAACTGCTACAACACAAGAAGATGGCAGCATAGTTTATAAAGATGCAAAAGGTAATGTAATTACACAAGAAGAATATGAAAAAGCAAATGAATTTAGAACACCACAATTAATTAAAAGTGTTGGTGATGCCTTTGGATTTGGTGGTAGAAGTGGTCTTAGAGATGTCTATGGTGGAGAACCAATGCGTGATGCTGATGGTAACATTATTTATAATCCTGATGGCAGCCCTGTTTTGAGTGGTTTCATGAGAAATGCTCAAGGTGGTCTAAGTGGTGGTGCTATGTTAGGGCTAGGTGCTTTAGCTACTGGTTTAGGCAAGTTGGCATATGAAGATACTAAGAAACAAGAGGGTGTGCAACTTACACCTTTACTAACAATGAACGCAGCTGGTAGATACAATCTTGAAGCTGAAATGGCTAGAAGGATGGGTCAAAGACCTCCAAACCCTACTGAGTTTGGTTTATTACCAGCTAATACAATGCCACAACTAAGTGGTGGTAGACCACGAGAGGTTGTGATGGCATCACAAGGTGGAGAAATAGAGTACCCAAATAAAGGTTTAGAGGCATTATCTGAAGTAGCTCCTGATGTTGTAAAAAGAATGGGTTACAACATGGGTGGTTATGTTATGCCAATGGCATATGCTGAAGGTGGCAATGTAGCTGTAGAGGACTTTGAAAGAATGAATGGACAGATTAATGGTGAAGGCACTGAAACCAGTGATGATGTGCCAGCCATGTTATCAGATGGTGAGTTTGTTATGACAGGACAAGCTGTTAGAGGTGCTGGAACTTATGACATGAAAAATAATAGTGGCATAATAACTTTAAGTCCTACAGGTTCTCCAAGCAGAGATGGTGGCACAGATTTAATGTATAAACTTATGGAGGCTTTTAGCAGTCAAGCAAGACCAGCTTAAAGAAAAAATATGAGCTTTTTGAGAAAATTAATGAATAAAAGAAGTGATTTGCGAAACCAAATTCCTCAAGACAGAAGTATGCCTACAATGGAGCGGTTTCCACAGCCAAACCAAATGAGACCTAAAATTAATTTTGTGGATAGATTTGCTCCAGCGATGGATAGGCTTAAAAACACTCCACGTGATCCTAGATTTAAAGATGTTTTTAAATCTAATATACCTAGACAGATTACAGCCAGAGCAGACGATGTTAAAGGGCTCAATCTTAACATTGGAGACATTGATCCAATAACAGGCACTATTTTTACTGGTTTCCCTAAACCTCCACCACCACCTGTTACTACTACCGCTTTACCTAACACTCGAACAGTAACACTACCAAGTGGTCAAACAGTTCAAATTCCAGAGATAAACATGGAAGAGCTCAATGCTAACTTGGTGGCAGCATCTGGTTTTACACCACAGATGCCTAGACCTACAGCAATGGGTGCTGGATTAGGAAGAATGTTTGACAGTCCAATGATGACAGCATCAGCTTTAGAATCAACAGGTGCTACACCACAACCCTTTTCTGGTGGTATTTTGGGTAAAGGAACACCTACACAAACAACAACACCTGTAGATATGGGTACACAAGCTCCAGCCATTACAGATAGACCTGTAGCTATGAGCACTATTCAACCAGAAAGCATTACCAAAATGCCAGCTCCATTAGCTCCATACACAGGTTCTAATACGCCTGACCCTAATTACATACCAAGCCTTGTAAGGAATGAAACAGGGCTAGATGCCTTAACTCAACAGTTATTGTTTGGCTTAGATGGACAGGGTGGTTTTATACCCGGTGCTATGAGAGCTGCTGAAAAGACTTTCTTTAATCCTGATGGCACACCAAGAGTTGTAGAGGAAAGAAGAGCTGAACTGACACCTGACCAAATTGCCAGTATGGATTTAGTCAGAAGAAATATTGGTGCACAAGACCCATTTTTAGAGGGTGCAGAGAGCCAATTTAGACAAAGCATAGGTGATGTAGGGGAAGGCATAGAAAGGGGCAGAGAACTGCAAAGAGAGGGTCTTACAGCACTTCAAAGTGGTATAGGAGGATTGGGCACAAGATTAGGTGTATCAGAAGAACTTTTAAAAGGCACTGTTGGTGGATATGACCCAATGATGACAGATAAATTTTATAATCCTTATGAGCAAAAAGTAGTAGAACAAACAATAGCTGATGTGCTAGAGGCTGGTGATAAACAAGACATGGCTCAAAGAGCTAGAGACATAATGACTGGTGGACAGTCTGCATTTGGTTCTAGGGCAAGATTAACAGCTGGTGAAAGGAGAAGAGACTTAGGTAGAGGTCTTGCAGAGGCATTGGGTGGTATAAGGTCAAGAGGATTTAGTGAAGCACAACAAACTGGATTAGGTGAGTTTGCAAGACAGAGACAAGCAGAAAGGCTTGCATCAACTGGTTTGGCTGGTCTTGCTGGTACAAGATTTGGTGCTGCACAAACTGGAGCTGGAGCTCTTAGTAATTTAGGCAACATTGAATCTATGTATGGTCAAACTTTAGGTGGTGCAAGAGTAGGTCTTGGTGGCAATTTACAAAATCTAGGCACTGCAACTCAACAGGCTGGAGCTTTTGATGTAAGTCAGTTGTTTGGTTCAGGTGGTATGCAACAAGCTCAAAATCAAGCCGTGTTGGATGCTCAGAGGGCTAATCAACTTACAGCACAGGCTGCGCCTTTAGCTCAATATCAAGCCCTTTCACCATTTATACAAATGGTTCCGAAAGGTTCTTTCCAAACTTCTACACAGTTTGCTCCTAGACCTAGCCCAATGATGGCTGGTATAGGTGTAGGTTTAAGCTCTCTTGGTGCTTTAGGAAATTTGGCTAATCAACCTAGATACCCAAGCTAATGGCAGAAACAGACAATATTACTGAAACCCAGAATCCTAATACTTCTATTTCTTTTATGGAAGGTTTAAATAAAAGTTTAAACAGAAGAATGGATTTTGATAAAAATGTAAAAACATATCAAGAAAGGTTAAAGCCTTACACTTATGCTCCTCCAAGAATGAATATCTACGATTTAGCTACAGAACTTGGTGCTGGTATATTGTCAACTCCAAACACAGGCAGAGCTTCTTTATACACTGGGTTGGGTGTTGGTTTTACTAATGCTTCAAAAAAAATGCAAGCAAACAGAGCAGAAAAAGAAAAAGCTAGACGTGAAATAGGTTTAGAAGCTGCTAGACTTGCTATGCAAGATGAACAAAAAGCTAATGAATTTTTAGACAGTATTTACTTGCAGATGATGGGTGATTCAAATAAAGAGATTAAAGTCAACACTTTAAGTTATATAGACCCAGATAGTAATGAGAGGGTTGAAAGAACTTTTGATATAACTGACCCTCTTTACAAAACAATTTTGCGTGACCCTGAGAAATATCAGGCTGCTGAAGTTAAAACTCCTTTGGTTGACATGAGTGGCACAGGAAATCAATACGAAAAATTAAATGACCTCTTAGCTGGACAAATAGCAGACAGGCAAACTAAGTGGTCAGAAGATGCTGATGCAGCTTATCTTGTTAAAGATAAAGCAGATTCCGCAAGAAATGTAGCCTTAAAATTGGGTCCAGATAATTTTGGGCAACTTCAACTTTGGAGTTTGGGTTTAAAAAATCTTGCAGTAGGTTTGGGCATGGATGGATTGGTTGATGAGGAGGATTTGGCAAACCAAGAATTAGTAAACCAAATAGGCACAGGTTTTGTGATGTCATTAATTGGGCAAACTAAAGGGGCTATTTCTGAAAAAGAAATGGATTTGTTTGCAAGAGCATCACCGGGACTTGGTTCTACTTACGGTGGTTTTATGAAGATGTTAGATTACTTAGAGAGGATAGCTGATAGGTCAATACAATTTGAGAAAGATTGGGCTTATGAATCAGCCCAGTTACAAGATGAAGGAAAGTCTTTAAGCCAAATTATAGCAAGACAAAGCCAATTTAGAGCTGAGTGGACAGAGAAACATCCTTTGTTTACAGAAGAAGAGTTGGTGGCTGACATTGACCCATTTGTAGACAGAAATGGAAATATTAAAGACCCTAAACATCAAGATATTTATAGCTCTGTTTCTGGAAGACATTTGAGCATAAGCAACATGCCAGTAGTGCCCACTGGTGTAGCAAAGGACATTGCTGGAGTGCCTGATGGAGCAGTGTATCAAAGAACTATAGATGGAATAGATTATTACAAAGATGCTGAAGGCAAAATACATAGAGCTACAAAATAATGCCTGAACTAACACAAGAAGAATTAGAAGCATATAACAGAACTGTAGAAGCAGAATCTGGACAAAGTGGTTTTGCAGAGGCTTTTCTTTCTGGATTAACCAATGATGAAACTGCCAGAACTAGGTGGTTAGCAGAAAGAAGATTTCCAGATATGGTTAAAGAGGGCAAAGACCCTGTTGATTTATATAGTCTTGATAAAGATGGTGATATAGCTTTTTATGATGCTAAAAAAGATAAATGGGTTAAGGAGTTTGAGGACAGTATATTCCCGTGGTTTCAAAAAGATGAAATTTGGGGCAAGGTAGGACCTACAGCACAATTTTTATCAGAAGTAATACCCGGTGCTATAGGGTTGGGTGTAGGTTTTGCAGAAACTAAAAAACCAACAGGTGCTGCCATTAGAGCTATGCAATATGCAGCTTCTGGTGGAACTGCAAGTTACGCAGCAAGAGCTGGGCTATCAGCAATGTTAGGTGGTCCACCTTTGGATGTGGAAAAAGCATCAAAAGATTTGTTACTTAGCACACTATTTGCTGGAGTACCAATAGGTTTGCCATATCAGGCTTTTCCTAAACAATTACAAAGTTTAGTTAGCAAATTTCCCGGCACTGATGGAAGAACTGCTTTAAATGACATTATTAATCATGGTGGTAAGACAGTTGATGACAAAATAGCATACACAAAAGAGAGGTGGGGTGTTGATTTAACCAGAGCAGAAGCAGAAGGAACTGTTAGTAGTGTGTCACAACTACAAAAGTATTTACAAAGAAGATTAGCTTCAGATAAATTGTGGCAACATTATCATGATAGACAAGAGATAATGAATAGACATGTTGAAGGTTTTTTTGATGAATTGCTTTCTGGTAAATATGTAGATGATTCTTTAAAAAACAAACTTACAGGCAAAGCTTCTTTAGATGCCAGTTTGGATGTAGCAGAAGCAAGCAAAGTTTATTTAGACAAAATTAAAAAAAATTTAGCTGAAGAGGTTAAGCCTTTATATAGAGATGCTTATGATTTAGATGTAAAGATTGATGTCAGTGACATTTTGGCACAAGTAAGAAAAGTAACTGACCCTAAATCAAATGTTTCTGAAGCCAAAAGAGCAGCTTATAAAAAAATAGAAAAAGCTCTTATTGACAATAGAACAAAGAATCCAAGAGACACCACTGAGTTATTGCATTTGGCTTTAAAAGATGATTTTAACAGATTAATAGCATCTGCCACCAAAGAAACAGATAAAACTTTAAAAAGAGAAATAACCCAGTTAAGAAATCAAATTTCTAACAGGATGAAGGAAGCTAATCCTTTATACAAACAAGTCACAGAAATATTTGATGAGACAATAGGAACTACTCAAACTTTAGAAAGGTCACTTGTTGGTGTTTTGGCTGATGCTGTTGAAAAAGGCGGTAATCAAGCTGCTAGACTTACACAAAGAATGTTTAAAGGAAATGCCAGCACTAAGGAAATTACAGAATTAAAAAATATATTGCAAGGAACTCCAGAGGGGGCACAAGCTTGGCAAAATTTAAAAGGAGCTTGGTTGAGAACACAATGGGATGATGCTATTAGTGGTACTGCAAATCCATTAGGAGCACCCAATAAATTTTTAAGAAGCATAGGAATTGGAAATGTTAAACAGGCATTTCCAAGATTAAATCCTTCTGGAAATCTTACAGCCTCTGAGCTTAAACTATTAGGTCCAGAAATTGCTGAAGTAGAAGCAAGGGGAACAAAAGCTAAATTATTAGAAGCAATACTTGAGCCTGATGAGTTAAAAAACTTTATTGATTTGTCTGACACAATGCAAACAATGAATTGGATAGCTTTACAAGGTTCACCAGACACACAACCTTTTCAAAGCATATCTAAATTATTGAATTTTGAGAGTGCAGCTTTGTCAACTAAAGGAAAAAGTTTTATATTTAGCTTGATGAACGCTTCAGGTAAAACTCTTACTGGTAACTTAGGTAAAGAATATTTAGAAGTTTCTGCAAGAACACAACAAGATTTATATGAAGATATTTTAATAGATGCTCTTATAGACCCAAATAGAAGCAAAGAATTAAGTCAATATTTTTTAAAAACAAACCCGTGGTCTTATTGGGCAACTCAAACTGTTGCTAGAGGTGGTGTTGAAGGTTTAGACAAAGCCACTACTTCTGTTGAAGAAAGAAAAGCTTTGATAAGAGAAGAACAACAAGAGTATGCTGATAAACTACTTTTAGAAGAGTTTGAAAAACAGCAACAAGAAAAAGAAAACTTACAAGGCTCTATAAACAATTTTCAAATACCCACAGTAGGAGGTGATATATTTACCCCAAATAAAACATTACCCCCACAACAAATGTTGTCTCCTACTGTCCTACCTAATGAGGATGACAGAGAGATTGCTTTAAGGCAACAGATGGGTATTGCTGGTCTAGTCTAAAGACTCAGTTGCTTTTATCATTGCTCCTTCAACTTCAAAATCCATGTCATAACCCATAGTGGTTTGACCATTAACTTCTATTTCTAAGTTCCTTGAAATAAGTCTTAATAAAGCTGTTTGATGGTGCAATGTTAATCTGCTGTAAAGTTCAATTACCTCTGGTGCTTCCACCACAGGTTTATAACTTTGAGGCACTGATTTTTTTGCCATGATGTTTTTAAAGAACATTAGTCTGTGATTGTGTTCAAGCGTTTATGTTCCTTCTCAATAAGTAACTTGAGCTGGTTTATAATAGACCTGTGCTCTGTTTTACATATATCTTGAAGTAAGTCATAAGTCTTGACATCCACAGCCAAACTTTTTCTTTGTTTATTACTCAATATAACTGCTTGATTTTCCATGTGGTTCATTCTACTAATATTTGCAACAAATTACAAATATATATTCTATATTATATGTTAAACTACAAAACCATGTACAAACTCAAGAATTATCTACTGAGCATGCAATCTCATTGGATGGTCAATCAAACCACTTATGATGCTGTGCAAGAGACTTTACCATTGATAGCTAAGTACAGAGCTGGAGATGGTGTGGATAAGATGGACAAAACCCCTGTACATAAAGTGATTAAAAAAATATTTCCTGATGTCTATAGAGTGCCTTTGTTTAGAAGACACTTTTGTAAGTTGTTGGTGAAAGAAATTGAGCACATGAAAAAAGAAATAGGTTTTGTGGGCAATGATGAAGAAGATGAGCTCAGACAAATACCAGAGATTGTTTTAAAAGAGCAAGTTCCTGAGCTGTACAGAAACATGTGGTTTGTCACACAAACTGTGCTCAACCCAATCTTCAATGCTATATGGCAAAGAGATTGTAAAGACCCAACCACTATACAGATAGCTAACTACAACCTTGTGGATAAGAAACAAGGAGCATGGCATCATGATGACAGTTCAGAAATCAGTGTGGTTGTTCCTTTGAACACTGGCTCATATAAAGGAGGTGGCACTGAGTTCCATAATCATGGTGTGCTTAAACCTTTGCCCAGTGGTCATGCTTTGATATTCCCAAGCTTTACAAGTCTACACAGAGGTCTGCCAGTGGAGAGTGGTGACAGATACTTGCTGGTCTTCTGGCTATGTGACAAGCAAAGGTCAATAGATTTGTATGAATCTATACCTTAAATTAATTAATATTTATTTGTATAAATACTTGCACATTTGTGTATTTCTGTTATTATATGTATGTGAGATTAACTAATAACAAGGAGAAAAAAATGACAAGAGTGAAAAGAGAGTATAAAGGTGTTGAAATAACATGTGTAAGAACCCCTTTAAGTATAGATAGTGATTACTACAACAGCATGTATCACTTCAGACTAAATGGTAAATTAAATGTTACTCATAAACTTAAAGATGCCAAAGCTAGAATTGACAGAAAACTAAAGGAGGTGGCGTAAGCCACCCCTCTCACTGGAGAAGAAAATGAAATCACAAGAAGCAAAATTAGTAAAAAAATTAGTAAGTGACTTGTACTTTGATTACGACAGATTAACAAGTAGTGGACAAGAAACTTTAGATAAAGTTGCAGATTTGTTAGGTGTTTCTAATACTGCAAGTGACCAAGAGCTTTTAGATATGGGTTTGCCTAAAAAGTATTTAAAAAGTTTAAGACAAAATGGAAAAATTTAATTTTGACAAAGCTGTAGAGAAGTTCTTTGACTATGCTCCAGCTGACTTTGACAAGACACCTTGTGAGAAGTTCTCAACCAAAAGGATGGGTGGCTGGTCAATAAGAGACACCAATGACATGGCTATTGGTTTTGTTAGGTTTTCTGGTGGTGTTGATGTTTTAGATTATGTTGATACATCAGCTGATACTGTACAGAGCATTGCAGACATTGATGAGAAGTTTGCTGAGATGAAACTTACAAAAAGGAGAGGATTATGAAAAATAATATTAAAGAAAACTTTATAAATACTATATTTTTTGAAGGAGATTATATGTCCGATCAAACTGCTTCTGGGAAAGAAGAAGTAGGTAAACGATTGCAGTTTGATATAGATAAAACATTAACAAAAGAGCAAGTAGAAACATTATACGATTTAGTTTTAAGAGGTCTTGATTTTTACGAGCATCTTGGGGTTGATACTGAAAAACTATTAAAAGGGAGAGCATAATGAGTGAAGATTACACAGAAGACCTATCAAAGTTTGGTTACAGAGAATTAGATGAAGCTGGCAAACTTTTGTCAGCAATCAAATCTGGTTTGCCAGAAGATTTTTGGAAAGAAGGTATAAGGGTTGGTTTTAACATGCAATCTGGTTATGTATTTCTAACCAATGATGAACACCAAGTTGCTATGCTTGATGATGAAGGTAAGCTTTATTCTTTTTACTCCACACCCTATGAGGGCAGAGAAGGTAGTTATGAAGAGCTCTTAGAAGAGTATGATGACATGCACCCTGAAGACCAAGAGTTTTTAGTAGAATTAGAGAAATATTATAATTTTGAGAAAACTTACAATGAAGCTTAAAAGCTGGTTTATAACCATATTGATATTTATGATGTTAGGCTTTGTGGGTGCTATGGATTTCCAAGACATGGTACTGGCAGAACAACACTACAAAGACATGGTGTGTGCTGGTCACTACCCAGACTACAAAGACCTGAAGCCTACCTGTAACTAATATAAGTCTCCTAGTTCTATGGTTTGAGTTCCTTCTAAGCCATAAGGCACAAACTTATCTTCTTCTTTACATTTAAGTAACAAAGACAAAGCTTGTTGGTTCTTGGCTCTAGCATACTCCATAGCTTCATCAGATAAGGTGTAAACCACATAAGGAAATGGGTGTGTCTTTTCTTGTGCTAAGAAGTTAAAACTACCAGCTGGCAAATCCAATATCCTACAAGCATCAACATACAAAGATGCTTGCATGTGATAGTTAAAAGAGTTGATGGCTTGTTTGAACCCTCTAAAAGAAGCATCTCTACAAGTCTTTAAATCCCACACATCTACATTGTCATACCAGTCCATTCTGCATTTAAAGGGATGACCATGATATGTGAATACAAGAGTGCACTCCACTTTGTGGTCTTCTTTAGGGATAAAGTCTTTGACTATCTCTCTTCTTTCCATACACAAGTCATATAGGTCTTGTGTGATAGGTGTCCTGTTGCCCACAGTAGCTAAAAAATCTTCATACTCAGCTTTACCTACTTTGGTTCTTCTGTCTATGTTGGGTTGTATGACAAACTCCTCATCAAACTTGTGGTGTTCTAAGAACACTGTGTGTTGCACTCTACCTTCCAGCAGAGCTGGAGAGGGTGTCAACCCTTTCTTGTTTTTCCAAGTGTAAGGACATTTGATTACAGCTGTCAGGTCATGTGACCTAAAAGCTGGTATTGAATCATACTGTTCATAACTTAAATTTTCATATATACCTTCTTTAAACTCCATCTTGTGCTCCTTTCATTTGTTCTTCTGTTACTTCAAAGCAATTCATGTTGCCAGCCACAGTTCTTCTCTCTCCTGAACCAAAAAAAGGGTAAACCACATGTTGCATCCAAGATGGAAACAACAGCAACTTACCCTCCTCTGGTTTCACATATCGAGACTGTGAAGGTCTTAATCTCTCAGGGTCAGAGGTTTGGTTAAGACCATATGTGAAATTGATGTACCCATCTATTACTCCAGATGAGTTGTATAAACTGTATTCTTCTATTTCTTTGCCATCTGCTGTCTTACCTATCTGTTCTGGTACTTTTGTCCATGTGGTAAAGCTTATGCCCATAGGTGAAGCTGTTAGATGGTCATGTATGGGGTTGTAATCACCCTCATAACTATGTACTGACCAGAGCTTGTCTGTGACTACCTGTTTGGGTCTAATCATAGTGCCAGTTTGTTCCACAAAGTGTCTAAGATAAGCCACACCTAAATTCTCAACCATAGCTCTAAAGTCTCTGAGTTGTTCACATTCAAAATCCATAGACAGCTGTTCACCTTGATGTATCTGTCCTACCAAATCTCCACCAAGAGACTTTCTATCAGGATTCTGTAATTCTTTGTCTAGGTAGGTGTTAAGTGTTTGTATGGTGTCTGTAGACATCTGGTGTTCCATCATGATGGCTGATGGCAGATTATAAATGTCATACTCTAAGCTGTTCAATTACATTCCTTGATTGTTTTTTAATGCTTTAATTTCAATGATTTTAATTTCTCTTATTAACCTTTCCAAATAAAATTTATGCTTCTCTAGGTCTTCTAATTCTTTGCCTTTGTACTTGTATCTGTGCATGTACTTAATACAAGCCCCTTCTAAATAATATCTGTAGCTATCACCCAGCTGTTGCTTGATGTAATCAAGGCACTCAACCTCACCTTGATTCACATAGTGAGGTGGTTGATTAACCATGTCTTTGTCTGTCATGTGCAAAGGGGTTGTGGGTGGATTTTACTTGATGTGTGAGATAAGAGAAAAACACCACCCACAGGAAACCTTATTTAAAATGGTATTGAATCTTTGTCATCATCTGATTTGAAATCAGCCAGACCTTTTGATTCTTCTTCCACTACTTCTGCTTCTTCAACTTCTTTAGATTCATTGTTGCCTTCATTAGCAGCTTTGTATTCAAAACTATCTTCAATGTCTTTTTGTTGCCATTCAGGTAGTGATTCAAATACATCACACATGGCTTTAGTTTTGTCACTGGAGTTACCATTAAATTCATCACAGTACACATCCATATCAAAAGCAGTCAGCTCATTGTGTGTTGGTGTGTCTTGCACACCACCATCTGGTTTGAAGATACCACCAATTTTAGCTTTACCATTTACAGTATGTGCTACTTCTATCAAAGCATTTTTGCCCAACAGATTAGAAATATCAAAACCAGCTTCTTCATCTGGTGTAAAGTTCTTACCTCTCCATGACACCAAATCTTTTCTCAGTGCACTGGATTCAAACAGACTCTGTGTGTAAGTTCTGGATATGCTCAGAGGTCTGCCATCTTCCATTTTTTCATTAGGCAGTTCAAAAGTAATATTTACTGTTGTCCTCTTTTTTGGTTTGTCGCCTTCTTTAAAAGGCTGTTCCATTCTTGTGCCCATATCTACTATTCTATAACACACACCTTCATATTGACCCACAGCCAAAACTTCAAAGTCACCTTCACTTTTTATTGTCAAACTCATATCAGTCTCCTTTTTTTGTTTGCTTAATATAATAAAATCTTGTAGTATTTTACACATCTTACTACAAACTGCAATAGACCTAAAAAAAGAGATAATTGATGTCACTAAAAATAACCAGACCTACAAAGAATTTTGATAAACCATTTACAACAGATTTAATACATGAGTTCTCTAACTTTCTATCAGAGAATGGCATGGAACCGGACCCAAAGAAAGGCTTGGTCACTGATGGCTCTGTAGGTCGAGCATACATCAATGTTGGTGGCAAGCGTAAATTCTGTGGGTGGTATCAGCTGTGGCTTGGTCAATCTGTTCCTTTTGGAAGATTGGGTGACTACCGATACTCAGCTGATTCTCCCACAGCCACATGGAAACCAGAAAACAAAAAGAAATACACTCTAACTAAAGAAGCCAAAGCTGAGATAGAAGCCCTAAGAAAAGAAGCTGAGGTAAAACAACAAGAGAAATATTCAAAAGCAGCGAAAAGAGCACAAAGTCTCTGGGAAGAGGCACAACCTTGTGAGAAGCACCCATACCTAGAAAAGAAGAAAGTGCTCTCCTATGGGCTTAAAATTAGCCCTGAAGGGGTCTTAATGATACCCCTTTATGACAAACAACTATCAGTGGTGGGCATACAGTACATCAATGCTGATGGCTCTAAAAAGTTCCTCACTGGCTCAAAGAAGTCTGGTAGCTTTTTTATACTTGGACAAGAGATACTCAAAAACAGTGAGGTTATAAATTATGCAGAAGGATATGCAACTGGAGCGAGTGTTTATGCTGACTACTCTCAACCTGTCATCATCAGTTTTGATGCTTACAACTTATCACCTGTTGCTGAGGTTATGTTTGAGTTCTTTCCTGAAAGAAAACATGTGTTCATTGCTGACAATGATGACAGCAAGACTGGTGAGAAAGAGGCAAGTAAAGCTTGTCAGTTAATACTGAAGAGCAAAGGAAATGCAGAGGTTTTGATGCCTCAAAGTCAAGGTGATTACAA